TTTCGCTGCGATCTGTCCAAATACTTTTCTTACCAATGGTAAAGCAACACCTGCCCACTGAGCACCTGTTCCTGCTGTAAAAGTACCAGAACCAGCACCTCCACCTGTATTAGATGATTCTACTACTAATTGTTTAGCTTGGTTTTCAAGAATAATTCCCATGTTGCTTTTATTAGCACCACTCGTTCCTTCTAACAAACCTGTTTTTTCCCATTTGTTTGCCAATCTGGCCGCATCACTCTGTACTGAGTGGTATGGGTTTGCGCTTTCTAAAAGAGTATTTAAGCTCATTTTTTTAAATTTTTAAGGTTAATTAAATTAATTTTTGTGTTTAAATTAAACCTGCTAGTTTACGCATTCTATCGTAAACATCGTTTGATTCAATTATTGGTTGTTTTTTAGCTTCAGTAATTGTTCCTGTCGCTTTTGAAGCACTACCCTTAATACTATTAAATGTTGGAGTTGCTTTAGAAGCTATTCCTTCATTTAAAGTTTCAAAGACAACTTTTGCCTCTTTTACTGAAGTCGCTTTGTCAAATGCCTTTAACACTTTAACTTTTTTGTCTTCAGATAAGTTTTTCGATTTGAAAATCTTGTTTGTGTAAAGTAACTTAGCATTAAGTAAATTAACTTCGTTTAATTCAACTTTAAGGGCATTAATTTCATCTAATGCTTCTTTAAATCTCATTTTTTCAGTTTCAGCTTCGATTTTATCGTCTTTTTTACGATCGTCACCTTCAGCTTTTTCTTTTTTAGACATTTCGTCTAAATCTTCTACTTTTGCTTCATCGATTTCTACATCAATATCAACATCTTCAACATCTTCAATACTGTCAACGTCTACAACGTCTTCAATATCTTCTTCATCTTCAATAAATTCATCACCTGGTTCGATAGTTCCGTCTGCTACTAAATCTTTAATAACATCCTCAATGAAACCTTTAAGGTCGTCTTCTGACATATCTTCTAGATCAATTTCTTCATCTTCCAATTTGCCGTCTTCGTCCTCTTTCTCGTCCTTTTCTCCGTCAAGGTAGCCTTCTTCCTCAGCATCAGTACGTTCGTCCTCTTTCAAGTCCTCTTTTTCGTCCTTAATACCATCTTTGTAGCCTTCCTCTTCAGCGTCTGTACGAGCGTTTTCATCTAACTCTAACTCAGCTAATAACTCATCAAGATTGATTTCTTCAACTTCTTCTTTTTCTTCTTTTACGTCATCATATGCTTCTTCTAAATCAGCTTCAACTTCTTGGATTTCAGTTTCTTCAACTTCGTCCTTGTCCATTTCTTCTAATTTTGCGGATAACATACTTTTTAAATGAGGTGTAAAAGCCTCTTCAAGAGCAAGTTTAGCGTTTGCGATTGCAGTTTCCTTAACGGACTTAGCATCGGCAATTGCTTCTTTTAACAAATCTGTGTTTGCCATAATCTCAAAATTTTTTTTTTGTGAAATACGATTATTAGGAATCGTAATAGGAAATATTTTTTATATCGGTGTCATATAAGATACTCATGACACATTACAATTATACGTATATGGGGGGGTTTTAAGAATACAAAAAGCGCTCAAATGAGCGCTCCATGCTTTAAATCCGTCGGTAGCGTCCGAAGAAATATTATTATACTATAGGACATGAACCCTTAGAACAAAGGATTTCATGTATTGTTTTATTTACATTTGAATAATCATATGTAACTGTGTTTTTTCCTTCATTTAAGGTAGTCATATATGATCCTGGATTTGATGGAGTTGAAACAAAATCCCAACACAATAGTTCGAAATCATCTTGTACTTCCATTACTCCACCTCTATCTTCTAATGAACCCATTCCACGAGATGATACACCTACGGTAACACCACTTTTAATTAATTCTTTTAGTATATTTCCTGAGGGTGTTGGTAATACTTCTATTTTACCCATTACATTATCCCCGTCCCACCAGTATTCTGATATTAGGTGAGATACATTTTTTAGGTTAACAACTGAAGATTCAGGATGATCTAATTCTCCCATTGAACGACGTTGTTCAATGAGTTCACTATATTTATCCATTTCACGATCCCATAAAGCTTTAGAATAATAACGACCGTTACCATTTTTTACTTCAGCCGTAGCTAAAATACCTTCAACTAAAAGATTTCCACTTTCCCTACTAACATTTTCAGTTAATTGAGAAGGGGATATCTTTATAGTATGAGTTTCTATTAATAGCTTTTTGCTCATTATGCCTTTTCTATTTCTGTTTCTTTTACGTCATCATATGCTTCTTCTAAATCAGCTTCAACTTCATCTACCATTTCTACTCTTTTGTAAGCTTTACCACAAGATTTTTCATAGATTTTTTCCATTTTAAGTTTCTTTCTTTCCAAATCTTTGATTTCTCTCTGCATTTGTTTCATTTTCGTCTTGTCAATTAATTCACTAAGATTTTCATCTTCAGAAATTGAAGTAACTCTATCTACCTTTTCTTGGATATGATCGTGTAGAAAATTTAATTGAGCTTCCATTTTTACTTCTTCAGCTTCTTTTCCTATTTCAGCTAATTTAGCATCAATTGATTCCTTTTTAGGTTTTTTCTTTTTATCAGATGCTGCCTTTTTCATTGATTCTTCCTTATCTCCATCTCCATCAATATCAGCGAAATCGGGTTTTGCATCTTCTTCAATGCCTGCTTTTTCTTGAGAGGCATTAATTGCTTTATCTCTAGCTTCATCAAATGAGTCTTCAGTCATCCAGTTTTCCATTACTTTTTTCCATGGATTATTACCTGATGTTACTACACCACCAATACTTTCTTTTACTAAATCCCAAGTATTATCACTATCTTTTAATTTTTCACCATACCCACTACCTGCATTTTTACCATCAGCTCTTTGTGATTTAGGTTGTGTATAACCTACACCCTTAATTCCAAATTGTCCTTCTTTTACATAATGTAAAGGGTCTTTAGCTAAGTTGTTAATTACTAGTTCTTTAGCTTCATCTAAAGTTAATTCACTATTGTAGCTACTTTCTAATTGTACACCTTTTAGTAATTCTTCACCATTAACATTATTAATGTTTTCTACTGTAGTATTGTAATCGTAATTATGAGAATCAATATTTTCTATGGTTTTGTCTACTTTGTAAGAAGCTTGAAATCCTTTACCTTCAAATTTAGCTTTTGAATCAGCAGATATACTATCTGATTCTTTTTGAGTGTTTGTTACTTCATCATTATTAACAATAGGTTTTAATGAAGATAAGTCTCCTTTTTTCTCATTTATAAAATTTGCAAATTTAGTTTCAAAATCTAGTTTGGGAGTTGCTTCGAAAGTAGAAATAGGGTGTAAATCTACATAGTTTTCTGTGATTAACTTTTCTGTTAATTCCTTATGTAATTGGTTTGCTGTTTTTTTCATGGTGTTTTTATTGTAATAATGTTTCTATATCGTTGAAATAATCATTTAACATATCTGTGCCTATAACGACTGAAAAACTATCTGGATTATCCCTATAGTATTTTATTGTTTCTATTTTACCTAATTTAATTGATTTTTTAATATCTTCAAATCTGGCTTCTAGTTTATCAAAAGCTTCTACACGTTCCTTATGGAATTTAGATGCTTTATCTTCTTGTTCTTTTATATTACCCTTATACATATTAAAATAATTTGTTTACGTCGAGTCCTGATCCTTTTTGTACATAAGTACCATCTTTAGTTTTAGGGACTATTTTATATTTAAATTGTTTTACGTATGCATTATCTTTAACACCATCTTCTGATGCCCTAGGACCTGGTCCTAAATCTTTACCGGGGTTATTTGAGTCTTCTTTTACTTTTTTCTTTTTCTTTTTAAATGCGTAAGGAGTAGCATATTGCATTCCAGTACCAGCACTAAAAGTAGCGGATCCTGCTCCACCACCAGTTGTAGACATTTCTTCTATTTCTTCTTCATTTACTCCTCTAGATTTTTTATATTCTTCGGGGTAGTTGTTTCTAGTATGGGTTCGTATAACGTTTCTAAGGGATCTAGCTTGTTTGTAAATATCTAAAAATACTTTATCATCTTTAACTTTTTGATATACATTTTTAGCGGTAACAACTAAATCATCTGATTCATCAAGTAATCTATCTATATTAGGTACTTGTAAAATAGACCAAGATATAGCGCCTGTAGTAGAATCAATATCTGTAACAGTGGATTTAACCCCATCGTTAACCTTTACATCACCTACTTCAAATTCTTTAAGTTTATATTTTTTTGCCATTTGCTATCTGTATTTCGTTTACTAATTGGTAATAACGTAACAAATCCACTAAATTATCATCTCCAACTTTATCAGTTTTCTTTAATTCAGTTAAAAATTTAGTTACTTCAGTAATTTTTATTTGAGTAGCTTTATCCTTAATATTTTTAGTAATTTCGGTTAATGTATATTTTAAATCTAAAATTTTACTGTTGTAAAAATTTCTTAAATCTGGGGTTGAATCTACGGCCGTAATATATTCTTTAAGGACTTGTTTTTGGTCTTTTGTTAATAAATCATACTTATCATTAAATTTTTCTAGAAGGATTTTGTAAGTTAAAGTTCTTACATCCTTATCATACCCAGAAAATTCTTCTAATACTGTATTTTGAGACTTAGGTTCAATTTTATTTTTAGTCAAATATTCTAATAAGGTAATTTTACTATCTATTATCTGTTTTGTAGCTACCTTACTATTAGAATTAAAGGATTCAATCAAAGTATATAATGAAGCTAATTCCTTATAACCCTTTATCTTATAACCAAAAAAGGATTCTAAGTTGTAATGGGTTTTGATTTCATTTATTAAATTATATTTTTGTCTCTTAATTGCTTTTCTATTTAGGTTATTATTAACCTCTAAAATAGAATTAATGACTATAATAGCTTTAACTTCGGATAATACCTTAGATTTAACTATGGATTCATATAATTTATATTCTCTTCCTAATTCGGTTTTTACAAAATATTCTTTTAAAATATCAATAGCAGGTGAATCACCCCCCTTTAATGTATCTGCCGTTATTTGGCGTACTAGCAATTCAAATAGAATTCCTGTATTTTTGTATTTTGAGTGTTTAATATTCATCAAAAAATATTTTATTATAAATATATAAGAATTATTGTTCCTTCAACTGAGATTCATCTAATAAAGTAGTATCATCTTTATCGGATTGGAATACCAATTTTTTCTTATCCATAGCTTCAAATATTTGCTTATTTTGTAAGTAAACGGTATTGGCATTTTCAAGGGCTAAAGGACCACCTTTAAATTTAGGGTTTATTGAATCACCACCATTATTATCTTTATCTTTCATACGTTTAGTACCTAATCTATCTTTACCAAAATTATCCGCTTGGGTATTTCTTTTAGTAATCGAATTTTTAGGACGGCCTAACTCAGCTTTTTCATCATACCCATCAGGTACATTGCCCGGGTCAGACATTGTTCTACCCTTACCATATAATGAAGCTAAATCATGAGGGGTTCCATATGATTGACCTGTTTCTTGTGGGTCATTACCTTCTTCCTCTATTTGTTTAAGTCTAAATTTACGTTTAGCATCTTCTCTAGCTAATTCTCTGTATTCCTCATATTGATCTTCACTAAAGTGATAAATGTGATCATATATCCAATCAGATGGTACTAAACCTTGCTCTAATAATGTACCAGATAATTCAGCTTTAGATTTCATTAATTCAATTCTTTCTTGATCATAAATGATAGAAGGAGTTGTCATGTCTAATGTAAAATTAGTTAATGATTCGTCTGTATATCCTTGTGTGTATAAATGGACTAAGGCAATTTTATTAAGTTCAGATAATATAATTCTTTGTATTCTATCAATAGTACGTGCAAATCTAATATCTTGTTGGGCTAAGGTAGCTTTACCTTCTACACCTTCTTCATACCCCAAAAATGCTTTTGGTATTTTAAGGGCAGCAAACAGTTTACCTCTTAAATATTCTACATCTTGTATACCATCATATTGTAATCCTGGTGAAGTATCAATTTTAGTTGTGTTATCATTACCTCTTACTGGGATGTAAAAGTCTTCTAACATATTCTGCATGTTATATTTTAAATTGTATTCACCCGTTTTTTCATCCATCATTGGAGTACGTTTCATACTTGAAATAGTTTTTTGCATAAATGCCTCTATTTCATTAGGTGGTATTGCTCCAACATTTACATAAAATACTCTTTTTTCTGGTGCACGAGCAATTCTATGAATTAACATTGCATCCTCCATTAATGAATATTGTTTGTATAATTTTCTTGCGGGTTCAATATAGGCTCTACCATAAGGAAGATAATTAACATCTCCTATTAATCTAAAGTGAGCCATTTCATAATTGTCAAATACTATACCTGTCTCATTATCTTCGTTTTGATTTACTGTATAATAACCGGAACCTGCATTTCCTCCACCATTTACACCCTCTGGATTATATCTGTAACGAATTGCTGCAGGGTTTTCTGGGTCATATCCTTCTTGTCTTTCCATATGGTAAGCAGTATAAGGTATAACATTATATACACCGAATTTTTCTGCAATTTCTAGTTTTAAGAAAAAATCCCCATACTTACACATTTGACGTATCCACATCCACATATTAAATTCAATATTTAATACATCATAAAATAGATTATATAATATTTTTTGAATGTCCTCATTAGCACTTCGTATAGATAATACTTCACCCATATCATTTTTAAGAGTAGATTCATCAGCTAATATGTCTAAAGCTGAAGCTATAATAGCATCTTGATCCATCACATCATATTCTGAATAGATGAATGTACGCATGTACTGATAGTTTAGATTAAACTGTGCTCCATACAAAGATGAAGGAGCTGTAGAATATATCCTATTGTATCTATCTACTAAAGCGTTGGTTTCATATTCACCACTAGACTGAACATGACCTGAGTCAATAGTTTTAATTTGGTCTCCACCAACATTTCTGATTATTACATCTGTTGAAAATAATCTTTTTAATCTTGTAAATACGCTTTTATCAGCCATAATTTATTATTATTGTTATAAATATTACTATAGTAACCAATCAATGTTTTCTTTACCACCTTTAGTATCCATATGGTAAGGATTATCTGCTCCTTTTGAAAAACCATAACTACCTTGATAGGGTGTTCTATTAACTTTCATGTTACTTAATGCAGATTTTGTTAAATCTAATCCTCTTTGTTTAAATTTTAATGCCGTATCTCTAATGTACATAGCGGTACCAAAAGCTATAACTAAATCATCATTATACCCAGTTTGTGCTTCTGCTCTACCGTTTTTCCAAATAAACACCTTCATTTCTTCTACTAACCTTTTTGAATGAATGGTTACACTTTTATCTGCTATATATTCTTGAAACTTTCCTATAACCATAGGTCGGGTTCTAGATGACATAGTAAAACCAGCTACCATTTTTGAGTGGTCCTGATATTTATCAAAATACGAATTAGCATTGGCCTCTCCACCCCGTTGTGAATAGTAAAGGTTAGAATATTGTCTATCAATAGCTACTTGTATTGTTGCCCACCCTATATTAGCATTTTCTATTACAAGCAATGCTTCATTATATTCTGTAGCTAAGCCTACTAGCAAATGACCAAATTCTTTTGTACCAATTTGTCCTTTATATTCAGCTACTTGAACATTAGTTTCAACATCCATTACATGACAAGTAGAAAAATCTTTCCCATCACCACGAGCAACATCGGCTACTACCATATAAGATCTAGTGTAATCAGCATTTTCCCACACCCAAAGGTTTTGGTCTGCCCCTCTACGCTCTAAGGGATCTTTAATAAAACTTTTTTCGTAATATTCTAAATACTCGTTATAAAATACAATATCACCTGATGTACTAAAATCACAATCACATTCTTGTGCCGCTAGTCTAGGATCACCTAATAAAACATCTTGAGCATCTCTCCATTTTTGATCTCTTTCTGGGTGTACATACCATGGTAGTTTGATTGGTAAAAAATCATTTTCTCCACTTTCAGCTTTAACCCACGTTTGATGAAACCAATTACCTGTACCATAAGGAGTTGATAATACAATAGCACCACCACCCGTTGCTAATGTTTGTTGAGCAGATGCCCATGTCTCAGCAATATTATCAATAAAGGCTGCTTCATCAATAATTAGTAAAGATACTGCTTCTGAACGTGCAGCATCAGCGTTTGAAGATTTAGCTTGTATTTTTGAACCATTAGTTAATCTTAAAGATAACTTATTATTTTCGGCAGAATCTACTTTAAGCCATGAGGGTAAATTCTCCCACATGAATTGTACTTTTGTTACTAAATTTCTTGCTGTTGACTGTGTAGTTGCTAATGCTAGTACATTTCGATCTTTATGAAATGTCATTAACCATAATGAATAACCTGCTGCTAAAGTGGATATACCTAATTGTCTAGATTTTAATATAGCACTATAATCGTTGTTTTGAAATAACGTTAATACTTTTTCTTGAAAGGGGTACAGGTTGAATTGTATGCGGCCGCGTTGTGGATGCTGTATATAACAGTATTTACGCATAAAATGTATCGGGTCCTGGGCACATTTTAAATATTCTTGACGTATTACTTTTTTTAAATCAGACATACTATTTTACTAAAAGTACAGCAACTAATATAGCTACTACTCCAGCCCCGGCTGTTAGTTTATTTTTAAATTTTTGCTTTTTAATTTCAAGCTTTAATTTATTATTTAATTCTTGGGTAACTTCTAATTGGGATCCTTTAGTTGATAGTATAGAGTTAAAATTATTGATTTGAAAATTAAGATTATTAATAACACTATCTTTTAATATAACTTTATTTTCTAATAAAGAGTATTTAATTGTTATTAAATTTAACTCTTTTTTAAAACTATCTCCAGTTATTAAATCCTTAATTACTAGACGAACTATTGGTTTTTTTAATTGAATCGAGGTACTGTCTATAACGTTCTGTGAAAAACTGTTCAAGCTCATCATCCCTATAAGAATCAACATTATTAACTTTCTCATTTGTTTGTTTTTTTAATATAACTATTTTGTTATCTTGCTTACTAATTTCTTGGTCTAATACTGATATTTGAGTAGTTAACACATCAATTTCTAGTGTTAAGTCTTCATTTACACTATGTAAAGAATTGATTTTATCATTTAAGGCCTCTATTTTATCATTATACTCAGTAATGTATTCTTCATTTGAGGAATACATACTGACTAAGTAATAGACACTAAAAAATATTATAGCGAAATATAAAAACCTTTCTTTAGATGACATTATATCTTCGTTTTATCTAAAATACTCTCTAATTCTTTTTTTAATTTAGTTTTTGCTTTTAGAGTTTTAACTAACTTTTCTTTATCTTCACCTTCGGCTTTAGAGTATTTTTTAGCTAATGATTTCATCTCACGAGTTAATAAAGCAAGTTCTTCTTTTGCTTTTGCTAACCCCTTAGTTTTTTTAACTTTAGCATCAGGATTGAAAACTTCATCTTCATTTTCATCTATTGATTTACCTTTAGTTTTAGCTTTTCTAACTAAAGAATTCCAATTAGATAAATCATATTCATCCCAAGGTTCAACTTCCGTATCATTGAATGTTTTTTCTTGACCAGCTACGGGTTTAGAATTTAAATAATGCATCTCATTTTGAGTTAATGAAAAGAATTTATTTA